AAGCCAAAAGAAAAAACCACAGTTATGAAACTTTTTGGTACAATTAGGGATATGAGAAAGATTAGGGGACGCAATGGATAACAAATGGTTTTTTTACAATGGAGACATTATTCTTCAATCAGAAGATGAAGAGCAGTTACAAATGGCTAATCAATGGATATTGGGTCTAAAAGAAGCAATACGAGAGCAAGCGATGGAGGAATTCAATGGGAGGCCAGATTATGAACAACCAGAGTTACCAGAAGTACCCTGCTGAGCAAATTAAAGATGTGCAGGTAAGTTTAGAAATACTTCTTGATAAATTAACATTATTAATTCAAGATATGATTGATGAATGCGACTCTAAGGGTGGATGCTGTAAATAATGACATACATGAACGAACCTGGTTTTGAGGTTCCAGATAACCATATCCTTGTAGTTCCACACAATTTAGGCATTCCAGAAAATGGATACTACCAAGAAGTAATTCTTCCTTTGGCAGGAGAAACAAAAAGAGATTGGTTCACTTCTCATTTCTACTATTGCCTACCAATCAACATAGGAAATCAGTATGGCTTTGTAATAAAGTCGCTTATTGATTTTGATATATTTTGGGAAGGTGGAGTAATAAATCCAAAGATAACCATGATAGATAACTCAAATGAAGATAAGCAAACTATCAAGGCAGGATTTGGAAGTGGTATTGTAACCATTCAAAATAGATTTGCTTTAAAGACTCCTCCAGGAATTAATCTTATGACTATACAGCCACCTAATATGTTTATTCCAGGATGCGTAGCCATGACTGGTGTTATTGAGACAGACCAGATTAGAAGAGACTTTACTTTTAACCTGAAGGTAACTGTTCCTAACTTAAAGATAGAAGTTCGCAAGGGTGATGCACTTGGAGCATTTATTCCAGTCCCTCGTAATTTTGTAGAAAACTTTAAGGTAGTTCCAGCAACAGATGTATTTGCTCCTGAGATAGTCCAGAACGACATTAATGAATCTGATGCTCTTAGCGTTGAAAGAACAACAGTTGATATTCCAAAGCCTCATATGTCTGGAAGAAGATATTTTAATGGCAATCACACAGATGGAACTCAATATCCTGATCATCAGAAAAGAGTAAATCCTCCAAAATGATGGATCTTAAAGATTGGTTCAAAGGACAACTAAAACTTATTGAGATAGAAACATTTTCCTATTGCAACAGGAAGTGTTGGTTTTGTCCTAACTCATCTATTGATAGAAAGTCTCACAACAAAGAGATGCCAGAAGAAATGTACCTGTCAATAATTAATCAATTAGCAGAAATAGATTACGATAAAGAAATTACCTACAGTAGATACAATGAGCCACTTGCTCATAAAGAAATAATCCTGAAGCGTATATCTCAAGCAAGGGAAAGACTGCCAAAGGCTAAGTTAAGAACTAACACAAACGGTGACTATGTTACCCTTGACTATATCTATGACCTTAGAGACTCAGGGCTTAATGAGTTGTTTATTCAACAGTACCTTGCAAATAATGAGTTATACAACCATGCCAAGATGAAGAAGCGTATGCAGCAGAAGATTAAGGCTCTTGGTGTTGAGTACAAAGTTATCTCTGATGTAGAGAATCAAAGAATTGAATATGAACTTGTCACAGAAGGCATAATTGTCCATCTAAGAGCAAGAAACTTTGCCGTAGAAGGAACAGCCAGAACTGAAAAAGTTGCGGGATTTAACGAAGAGTACATAAGAACAAAGCCTTGTATGCAAGTATTTAACAACATGTACATAGATTACAATGGCACTGTAATGGTCTGCTGTAACACAAGATCAGATGTTCCTGAACACAAGAATGGCGTTATGGCTCATATCAATGATGCTCCTATTTGGGAAATCTATAGAAATGAGAAGTACACACCTTGGAGAGAGCATCTTAAGGATGAATCTCCTAAGTCTGGTATTTGTGCAGGATGTAAGATAGATTTAAAATTGGAGGAATTCTAATGAGTCAGTTTCCATTAGTAAAGGCTGGAGAAGAATATCCTAATTACAGTTCTATGTCGTATATATCTACATCTGGCTCTCCAATTTATTCTTTTAAAGACTTCTATTTCTATCATGGCGATGATCAAACTCATTTAAAAGGCAAATGGTTTCTTATGCCAAATGGATATCATTATCATCACTTTATAAAAGAAATGCTTGCTCCATTTTTATATTACAAAAATAACATTGATGACTCAATAAAGATATTATGGATAGATCAGCCAATGGATTCTCCAACTGGTCAAAACATGAAACTCGTTAACTCTGAGATGAAAGAATTGCTTTCTCAATTTGGAATGCACAGCATGAGTCATGAAGATTTATACAAAGGCAAACTAATTGTTGATGAGTTAATCACTTTTGGTGTAGGTCCACGATTCTTATATGTTCCAGATTTTATAAAGCACTACATCTTTGGTAACACAGGTTACTACCATTTTCCAGAAGGCAATCAAGAGTTAAGAAAGTTTTTTACTAAGTATATGATTGAGGATGACTCAAAGCCAAAGAAGATATTTGTTACAAGAAGAGATGCTAACTCTGCAATAGAAGAAAATAAAAGGCAGGAAGATTTCTTAGATAGATATGAAAGCGATGAGTTTCTAAAAGCATTAGAGGACTACTTTCATGAGGAAGGCTACACGATTTTGTCTTTGTCAGGAATGTCTTTATTTGAACAGATCTCATACTTCTACAATGCTGAAAAAGTTGCGGGAAGTCCAGGAACCAATATCTGTAACCTAATCTACTCTAAGCCAAATGTATCCCTAATTCAGATTATTCATTTTGGTAACTATAGTTATCCATGGGAGAAAGAGTTTGATAGCGTCATATCTCCAGATTATAAATATATACATGTAGTTGGATGCAAAGAGTATAATGATACTATGCAGGTTTTGAAGGGGTCAGGAATAAATTGATAACAGAAGAAGATTTTGAATTGACACCAGAAGAAATGGCTACATTTATTTGCATTGATTGTGGAGTAGATACTGACAAGAATGGTCATTACTACATCCTTGAGCATGATGTTTGGGCACTGACAGGTCTTACTCTTGGTGACGATAAGATGCTATGTATGCCTTGTTGTGAAGAAAGAATTGGAAGAAAGATTGATCACTCTGATCTATTAGACTTTCCTAAAATAAATGACAGTTTTATAGTTCGTGACTATATAGATGGGATTAAATAATGCGATTTCACATTGTAGCGTTGCCTCATACACAAGTAAGAAAATCGTTCAGTTCTTGTGCGTACAGCGAGAAGACCTTAGAGTTTTGTAACATGATGCATAGTTTAGGGCATGAGGTCTATCTCTATGGCTCTGGGCCAGGTACAGATGCAAATGTGACTGACTACATACAATGCCTACCAGAAGAAGATAGATTAGAAGCAGTAGGAGATAAGCACTATACATCTGCTTCTTTTGATAATACCCTTCCACATTGGCAGATCTTTAATCGTAATGCAATCCAAACAATAGCAAGACACATTGAGCAGAAGGATTTTATTTGTTTAATTGGAGGAAGAGCACAAGAGCCTATTGCAAAAGCCTTCCCTCAACATATGGCTGTAGAGTACGGGATAGGATACTCAGGTGTGTTTAGTAATTACAAAGTATTTGAATCCAACACATGGAGATCAGCAGTTTATGCTCAGCATCGTAATGCAGCAGAGATAGATATAAATTTTTATGATCAGGTAATCAATGGTTATTACAAGGCAGAAGAATTTCCATTACAGAAAGAAAAGAAAGATTACTATCTGTACATGGGACGCATGACAAAACGCAAGGGCGTAGATATTGCAAGTCAGGCATGTGAAGCAGCAGGTGTTAAGTTAATCATGGCTGGTTCTGGAGACTATATTCCTTCATACGGTACTTACATAGGTGAGGTTAAAGCAGAAGATAGAGCAGCCCTCTTTGGAGGAGCCATTGCTACATTTACTCCTACAATTTACCAGGAGCCATTTTGCAATGTTCACATCCAGTCAATGGCTACAGGAACACCTGTTATTTCCACAGATTTAGGGATATTTACTGAGACCATTAGAAATGGATTTAACGGCTTTAGATGCAATACCTTAGCCCAGTTCGTAGAAGCGACGGGACTTGTAAAGAGCCTTAATCCAGAAGCAATAGCCTTAGACACATATAACAAATACTCTACTGATGTTATTAAATATCACTATGACGCATATTTTAAAAGATTATTAGACTTATGGGACGCTGGTTGGTATACCTTAAAGTCTGACTGGTCAGGACCACTAAATTAAGGTCTTTATTTGACATAGTAACGAAACATCTGGTATACTTATATTATGCAGTTGAGAGACTGTAACTACAACTAAGGAGAAATGAGAATATGAATATGGAAAATATGAATGCCGTCATTTGTGTGTTTTGCGAGACAATCATCGCAGACAAGATGGACTACAGCACAACACAGTTTTGCTCAGACTGTAACGAATATAAGGGCATCACAACCGTTGGAGAATATTTGATGGAATACGGTCCAAGAGAGTTGGTGTATGCATAATGACTGAATCAACAAAGAAATGCTCAAAGTGCCAAGAAGAGAAATCACTAACAGAATTTTATAGTGGTGGCTCATTAAATAGATATAAAGATGGAGTAGATTACTACTGTAAGACATGTAGAAATGGATCTACTTTAAGAGTACAAAGAGCAGACAACCCAAAGATTATCTGTACAGTTGATGACTGTGAACAAAGACACTATGCTAAAGGTTATTGCCGTTTGCACTATGATCGTGTAAGAGAGTATGGACGAACACATGTACTTAGAGAAATTATTCCTTTGGATAAGCAAAAGCAGTTCTATAGAACTATTGATGGAAAGCAAGTTAAGTCAAGTCTTTATTCTTTTGAAAGACGATTAGAGAAACTCTACAACATGACCGTAGAGGAATGGAATGAGTTAGCAAAAGATGGCTGCAATGTCTGTGGTGCACCAACAGGTTCATCTTCAGACCGTAACCTACATACAGACCATGACCATAATTGCTGCCCAGGACTTAAGTCTTGTGGAAAGTGCGTAAGAGGTGTAGTTTGCAATAGATGCAACACAGCACTTGGACGATACGACAAGGGAACATTACGCCAAGACTATCCTAACAGAGAAAATATTATTAGATATCTGGTCAACTACGATATTCGTCGCAAGAAGAAGGAGTCTAACTAATGAACGCAATTGAAGAACACTTTATCAATGAGAGACTTTGCTTTGGCTACACACAAGAGCAAGCACAAGCAGAGTTAGCATTCGTTCTATCAGGAATGTCTTCCTACACAGGTGGACCACTTGTTATCTTGCCAAGCACAAGTAGATCAGCATATGTCTCTGATGAGGCATGGGAAGAAGGCGTACTTATTCATCAGATGATGGGTGAAGATGCCAAAGACCAAGGCCTTGAGACCACAGTAGTAAGTGGGCAGTAATGACATGGATAAAAGAGTATGTATTAAATGCGAGATTGAATATCCTCTTGAGGATAAGTACTTTGCACTGGCTCACAAAAGCGGGACCAGAAGAGTCACGGTATGCAGAGAATGTAGAAAAGAATACGATAGACAGTACAGAGAAGACAAGAAAGAACAAGAGTTAGGTAACGGAATGTATACTATTAAGGAAGAACCCTTAGAGTCAAAGAAGCACAGACTTCTTAAGGCATTCAACTATATACACTTACAAGCGTTTGGAGATCAATTGGAAGAGAACATCTATTGGTGTAAGCAAGATGAGAAGGTCCAGACTAAGAATCCAGAATGTCCTGACTGTGGTAAGTCAATGGAAAAGATTGGCTTTGTAGAATACAATGAGGATGATAACTGATGGAATACTTATGGATATTCTTAGCAGCCCTAACTGCATATGTTAGTGGCAGGAATGTTATTGCATGGACAATAGCAGCATATTTCTTTGGATGGGTTCCATTTGCTATCGTTGCATTCTTACCAAAGAGATCACACATAGTTGAATACAGAATGTCAAGAATAAACAATTGGTCAGAGAGTTTAGTAGCCAAAAAAGAATTTGGTAACTATAACAATGTTGATGATCTATTCAAGCAATTAGAAACACGATAAGGGGCTAACAGATGGAATGTCAGATATGTCAGCATCATGCAAAGGATGAGCAATACCTATGCAGACGCTGTGAGAATACATTGAGAGAGAACCTCTCTGATATTCCTACTATGCAACAAGAAGCCAAAGGTTTCCTGGTTCCAGGCAGAACTGGGTCAGGATCTCCTACATCTGAAAGATCAATTGGGTTTAATGTATCTGCTATGGATTACTCCATGGCTGTGGATATCTTGCCAGTCCTACATAGATATGAAGCCCTGATCAGACGAGGTAGAAATCTAACGCCACCAGCCCTGCTGAGACGAGAGCCAAGTACTGAGGCAGAGGTTGCTGCAACAGCCCAGTTCCACATTACTCATTTAGGCTGGACTCTTAAGCAGGACTGGATTGGTGAATTTGCGACGGAAGTTAAAGTAATCCACTCAAAAGGACTATCAGTAACTAAAGCCTTTATAGAAACAACCAGAAGGATCCCATGTCCTACTGAAGATTGTAAGAATAAGGTAGCAATAGACATTGAGAATATATTAGGAGATGTTAATTGCCTTAAGTGTAAGGGATCTTGGACACTGTATAGATTACTACAATTGGCTATGGATAACCCTGACAAGAGGTTTTGGCTGGACATTGAGGCTATCTGCCTATGGCTAAATATAACCAAGAGGCAAGCCCTGAAGGTAATAGATGATCATGAGATACCTAAACGCAATGGTTTATATGACCTTGCCACAATAGTTAGGATAAGGAATGAAGTTGCGAGTTTCTAATATATCTGGTAAAATAAGAGGGTCTGTACTCAGTGCACCCAAAATCAGGACGGGATCTAAAGAGTACCAATCAATCCTAATAAAGGAACTAATATATGTATAACATGCAACTAATGATAGGACCAGTTCAAGTAGGGTTAGAGACAGATGAGAAGTTATCATTTGATGGAGTTGAGTCCTTATTAAATAGGGGCATGATGACAGCAATGACTATGATGAATGCCCACATGGGAGCCATGGTCAAGTATGACAATTATGATGAAGATCATGAATGTGAAGAATGTGAACTTAATCAGTTAAACAATAATAATGAATTAGATTAATTAAGAAAATAAAATGAAAAGGTTCAACACTCCCTGCCTATACTGTGGAGTCCTATCAAGAAATCCTACTTGCAAAGATTGTTTAAATAGCATCCAGGCGAGGGATCCAAAGAGACAAGAACGAAACAAAAGATACGATTATCAATGGCATAAATTATCAAGATTAGCAAGACAATTACAACCTTGGTGCTCAAGATGTGGAAGTAAAAAAGACCTCACGGCAGATCATATTTTATCTCTGGCTAATGGAGGCTCAAATATACTTGAAAATATCATGGTTTTATGTCGTTCATGCAATTCATCTAAGAAATAATATACAAATAATCTAACAAACATAGTAGAAATCCCTGCCCCCATCCTGGCATTCATGGGTATGGGTATTTTTTTACGCTCAAATAATGTTAGTTTACCCTGGCTGCCCCTTTCTGTATTTCTCTGCGAAATTACAGAAATGATATATTTGTGTAGAAAATACGCAAAACGGACATTGGAGAATAAAAATAAAATGACTGCGGGAAGACCACCAAAACCAACGGAACTTAAAAGATTACTGGGAAATCCTGGCCAAAGACCTTTGCCTGATTTAAATAACATTACGCATCTGCCTATGGCCAGGGAAATTCCAGCACCTCCTGAGACTCTTGGTGAGGCAGGAACTAAATTATGGAATCGTGCTTGGGGCATGGCTGTTACTTGGCTAAGTCCTGTTAGTGATATTGATGCAATTAGCAATGCTTCATTTTTGGCTGATGCTTCAGAGGCTGCAAGAAACAAATACATGGCTACCCTTGAGGCTGCTGACGGAAGAGCGTTTGTCGCAATTAATAAAGCATACACAGATGCGTTAGCATCGCTTGGGTTTGATCCTATTGCGAGGTCTCGCTTAGGTGTAGCAGAAGTCAAGGCTGCAACCTCTATAGACAAACTTTTGGAAAGAAGGCACAACAGAGCCAATGCTGATACAATTATTGTTGAGGCTGAATCTGAAATCGTAGAACAAGGGGAATCCATTAATAATGAAGCAAGTAGCAATTAACGACATAGGTACAACAGAGGATTTTCTGGCTGCCATAGACGCATCCATGAAGACCTGGAAGAATGATGATCCAATAGTTGGAACAGTAGTCCAGATTGATCGTGATGGCATACTCGTAGATATTGGCGACAAGGCAGAAGCCTTTGTCCCAAAGAACGAGGTAAGTAATCGTAGGAATTTTGATATTCAAGAGATTGTACAAATTGGGCAGGTAGTAGAAGCAGTAGTCCTACATAAGAATGACGAAGGACAATACATACTTTCAATGAAGCAAAATGAGATTGAATCCATTTGGCGAACCATTCAATACAAGTATGAAATATCTGATCCTATTATGGGTAAGGTTGTTAAAATTGTTAAGGGTGGCCTAATTGTAGATATTGGTGTTAAAGCCTTTTTGCCAGGATCTTTGGTGGATACAAATAGAGTTACAGACTTTACACCATATGTTGGCCATGAGGCTGAATTCCTAATTCACTCAATTGATAAGGAAAAGGGAAGTATCGTTCTTAATCGCCGTTCACTTTTAGAGCAACTTCAAAAGGAAGATAAGCAAATAGAATTTGCCAAGTTAGAAATAGGACAAGTTCATAAGGGTAATGTATCAGGTATTACTGATTACGGAGTCTTTATTGAAATTGGAATGCTTTCTGGATTGATCCATAAGTCAAAGATGGGTGAGTTTACACCTGAGCAATTTACTTTGGGTCATGAAGTAGAAGTTGAAATCATAGAGATTGACTTTGAAAAGAGCAGGCTGTCCTTATCGTTAAGAGGTTAAGATGACTTGGCCTCCAACATATTTATCTCCTGTTTCAGAAACTGAGTTGGCTAACACTCGTGGATATGAGGTTATAGATTTTATTGAGACTCTCTGCCATTTAACTGAAGACTCTATTGCTGGTAACACTGGAGATAAGTTTTTATTGAGGCCCTGGCAAAAAGATTTGCTTGTTCATCTTTATGCTGAAAGAGAAGATGGATTACTCAAGCACCGTCGTGCCCTAATTGGCGTTCCAAGAAAGAATGGTAAGTCAGCACTTATCGCTTCCCTTGTTTTGGAGCAAATTGTTTTAGGCGTTAATGGTGGTCAGATTTATTCTGCAGCAGCAGATAAAGAGCAGGCCAGAATCATTTTCAAAACGGTAAAGAAGATGATTGAACTTGAACCAGAGTTAAAAGACATGTTAGAAGTGTATCAAAACACTATCTACAACCCTACTACTGGTTCTGTTTACAGAGCATTGTCTTCTGAATCCTTTACAAAAGAGGGTTTGAACTCTACATTTATCGTAATTGATGAGTTACATGCACAACAAAATAGAGAGTTATACGATGTTTTATCTCTATCTATGGGTGCAAGATTAGAGCCAATGCTGGTTGCAATCACTACAGCAGGCACTAAATATGACTCAAATGGTAAGGATTCTATTTGTTATCAGATGTATAACAGAGGAATTCAGATAGCAAAAGGCGAAGTTGAGGACCCTTCTTTCTTCTTTGCATGGTATCAAGGCGATGAAAAACTTAATTATAAGGATCCTGAGAACTGGTATTTAGCAAATCCATCAATGGGAGATATCGTATCTGTTGAAGATATGCAGTCTGCATCATTGCTTACACCTGAATCAGAGTTTAAGACTAAGAGATTAAATATCTGGACTTCTACTGGTCAGTCTTGGATTCCATCAGATGCTTGGGATGCTCTTGAACTTAAGAACAGAGAAATCATTCCTGGAGAAGACACAATTCTTTCCTTTGACGGTGCTTTCTCAAATGACTCTACTGCTATAGTTGCCTGGTACTTAGGTGGTGAAAAGCCACACTTAGAAATAGTAGACTTGTGGGAACTTCCAGAAATGGATGCAGATCCTATGTGGTCAGTTCCTATTGCAGAGGTAGAAAAGACTCTTGTAGACACCTACAGAGATCCAAGTATAAGCGTTAGAGAAGTAGTATTTGATCCAGCAAGATGGTCCAGAACCTTTATGTTGCTTGATGAAGAAGGTATGCCTGTCATATCTTATCCTAACTCAGCAGAGCGTATGGTTCCAGCCACACAGAAATTTTACGAGGCAGTGATGAATCAATCATTTACTCATAATGGTGATGAAAGACTTGCCAGACATATAGCAAACACTGTGACAAAAACATCCTCTCGTGGTATTATGGTAGCCAAGGCTACTAATAAAAGAAAGATTGACGCTGCAGTAGCAGCAATATTTGGCTATGATCGTGCAACAGCACCAAAGCCACCAAAACAACCTGTTGCAAGGTTTCATTCAATATAGGAGCATAATGAAAAAACTAAAGATAGACTGGCCATTAGTAACAGAGGTCACTGGTGTTGGTCTTACAACCTATGGACTTTTCTTAATATTTCCACCAGTTAGTTTTATAGCATTAGGTTTATTTTTAGTTTATATTACGGAAAAGGAGTAATTGTGGCAATTGCAGGTATTTACAACTTTACCCTTGACCAAGGTTCTACATGGACACTACAGATAGTTTACAATGATTCAAACGGAAACCCAGTTAACCTGACTGGCTACACAGCAGAGATGCAGATTCGTCGTAAGTTTGATTCTGATACTGCTGTATTAACTCTATCAACTTCAAACGGTGGCATCACAATCACTGGTCCTACAGGAACATTAAATTTAATTGCAACAGACGAGCAAGCAGATATTGATGCAGGTCTTTATGTCTATGACTTAGAACTTAGCATTGGTGGAGTTAGAACTCGTTTAATTCAAGGAACAGTCACAGTTAGCGGAGAGGTTACAAGATAATGACTTCAATTTCAAATCAAGTAGTTGTTAATGAAACAAACAACATTGTAACAGTATCTGCACCTGGTCCTGCTGGAGCACCTGGAATAACAGGAGCCACTGGCCCTACTGGTCCAACAGGAGTTACAGGAGCAACTGGTCCTACAGGAGCAGGCGTTACTGGTCAGACTGGCCCAACTGGTGCAACGGGTGCTACAGGTCCAACTGGACCTACAGGTGTTACAGGTGATACTGGGCCAACTGGTCCTACAGGCGTTACTGGAGACACAGGAGCAACTGGACCTACAGGAAGTACAGGAAGTACAGGACCTGCAGGAGCAACAGGTGTAACTGGAGTCACAGGACCCGTTGGAGCAACTGGCTCAACTGGCCCACAAGGTGTTACAGGTGATGCAGGAGTAACTGGAGTTACTGGCCCAGTTGGAGCAACAGGATCTACAGGACCCGTTGGTGTTACAGGAGACACTGGACCTACAGGAGCCACAGGCTCAACTGGTCCTATTGGTGTGACTGGAGCGACAGGACCAACTGGTGCTACAGGAGCGACGGGCCCACAAGGAATTACTTCTGGTCGTAACTATTTCTTTAACTCATCTGTCACAGAATTGACGGGATTCAAACAATTAGGTGAAGACCCAGTAGCATCAACAGAAACCACTACTACAGTAAACATTGCTGGTAGCACAACATCTTTGATTGATTCATATATTACAGAGCCATTTAATTTTACATTGATTCCAGGTGGAGTTCAGCGTTTTATCACTCATATGATTAAGCCTGCAAGCAATGATAATCTATCAGTATTTGTTCGTTTGAAGTTAGCAGATAACTCAGGAACAGTACTTGCAACTATTGGTGATTCAGATACAGTCTTAACTGGATGGAATGGTGCAGCAGCACCAGTAATAACAGAAACAGATATTACTCTTCCAACAACAGCAGTATCTGTTGGTCAGAGAATGATTGTTGAGATTTATGGTGTCAATGGTGATGCAACAGCACATAACTATAGTTTTGTTACAGAAGGAACTACACATTACTCATATGTAGTAACAACTCTTGAAGCACCAGCAGGCCCAGCAGGTCCAACAGGTGCGACTGGAGCCACAGGCCCAGCAGGAGTTACTGGCGATACTGGACCTACAGGAGCCACTGGCTCAACTGGTCCTATTGGAGCAACAGGGGCTACTGGTCCTCAAGGAGTCACAGGAGACATTGGTGTCACTGGTGCTACTGGTCCCGTTGGTGCCACAGGTGCTACAGGAGCACAAGGCGTAACTGGAGACACTGGTCCTACTGGTGTTACTGGTGTGACTGGAGATACTGGACCAACTGGTCCTACAGGTGTCACTGGTGATGTTGGAGCGACAGGTGCAACTGGAGCGACTGGTGTTACTGGTGCTACTGGCCCAGATTTTGCGGGATACGACAGAGTAATCTATGTATCAACAGCAGACGGAAGCGATGTAACTGGAAACGGTGATCTAACAAAGCCAGTACAGACAATCTCATATGGATTATCACTTGTAGATAGTAACAGATGTACATTGATGGTTT